CTACGGTTCCACCCTATCTTATATAATAATTCCATACAATCCTTTAGTGAGGTTCTGTCATTATCACTCATGGCTTCGTCTAATGCTTCTGGACTTTGTTGACTCCACCAACGTATTGTATCGTCATTAATAATACGATTGTATTGTTCAGTCTGATCTTCAATAGTAGGTTTTAAAGTCCAACCTTCAACTATTCCCTCCCCGTATGGATCGAATCTTACAACGCCAATAGTAAGGATCACACAATAAGGACTTGTGTCTAGGGTTTCCAAATCTATCATTAAATCATTTGCCATACTTAAGAATATACACTAAAAACTTCTTCTCGTCAACCACCTTATAGTCGTCACTCAACATACCTTCAATGTTTTCAAGCGGTCTAAACCCGTACTTGTTTTCTAACCATTTCATGTATTCTTTATGGTCTCTACTACCCGTTTCACTCTTGAATTCTAATTTAAGGTCTTTAAGATTTTGCCAATACTTCCAACGTGATTGACGCTTCTCAATATCGGCATCATCGTCATCATAATCTTGAAAATCTTTAGGAACTTTTACCATTACTTTTCCATATATTATCAATTTTTGAAACGTCATCAACTATGCTACGATCAAGGTAATTTAATAAAAGTGCAGGTCTTGGTTTATCAGTATTATTGGGCATACTGCTATGCAGCACTCTACAATTGTATAACAATAAACTACCTCTTGGCATGTCAGGCTGTTTACAATTATCAAGAAACCATCTGTCATAAGTTCCGGTATAGCAGTTCATGATTTCAAAATCTCTTTTTTGACTAAAAGGTACTATACCGGTGGCTGCATTTTCTTTAGTTACATCATCAAGTGAGATTATACACTGAATGCCCAATAATCTTTTATCAAAATTCCATTTTTCAAATCTATGAGGGGTATCAACATGAGGACTTAACCACTGACTTCTAGCATTAATAGTAACATTGTCGCTTGCATAGAACTGAAGGTTTGGAAAGTTATTGTAAATTACAGGATCAACTAGTTTCTTAATTTTTTGAAATTCGGCAAAAGTCTCAACTGTCTGGCTCCACCATACGCTTATGTCATCTAATTTTTCTATTTGTTCACGTTCAGCATATACTTTCTTGCTACTACTTGCACGAACCGGGTGTAATTGGCTGAGTATTTTTTTGTAATCTGCGATAAGCAATGAAGGAATAAAACCTGATAGTACTTCAAAACCTTCGCCTTGTTCTAATTTATTTTTTAAGTCTTTCATTTAATAACCGCCTGCACTTAACAATTCTTTAACTTCCGAAATCATATTTTGATGTTTTTTAAATTTTATAGCCCACTGTTCTGGATTTATATATTCTAATATCATTTTTTGTTGTGTACTATCTAGTGTTTCTATAAACTTTAGCCCACTACCGCTGTGATATAACATCCAAGGACTGATATTTCCTTTTGTTATCTCGTAGCAAATTTTATTTACATTTCCGTATCGTAGAACATCTCCAGTTTTAATTTTAAAACTTTCTGCTAGTTTAACGCATGTTTCAATACTACGTGCTATAGCGTCTAATGGATCTTCTGTTTTCAAGTGATCTATTACAAACTTTGTATATACGCTATCACGATTCCAAGTGTCTATGCTTATTTGATTTTTTAATAGCCAATCTATATATCTAGGTATATTTATAACTTGTACTTCAAGACAATAGAGTCCAAACTTTACGAACGCGCCATAGTATGCACTATTCATAAACTCAAGGTAGTCTTTTTTCTTTTTATTACTATGTTTACCGTAAAACTGTATGTAAGAATTATATCCTATACGGTTGGCAGGAAGGTCTTTTTCATTCCATCTACGTTTAGGAACGCACATGTGTTTTGCAATAGTAGTTTCACGTAAAAACTCTTTATTACAAAAATCGCATTTAAATTTAGTTGCCTGAATCACGTATGTATTGCTCTAACTCTTCTTTAGTAATAACTGATGCTAATGTTTTCAAATCAGACATTTTACTTGTTGGATATATACTGCTTAAAAAACTTATCAAATCATTATCATCTAACTTGTTTGCTTTAAGAAATTGATGAAATTGTTTGCCGTTACCCAATCCGCTAGCACACAACATCAACCATTGAAGTTTGGGATGCTTGCTAACAAATTCACTAAACAAATGTGTATTGGCAAATTCATTAGTACTTAAAACATGATATTGTGATAATGCGGTATTACCCTTGATGGCACTCATCCATCGTGTCATCATATAGGGACTAAACTTTTTTTGTTGTTCTTCAGTAAGACGATCATAATAACCATAATCCTTACGATCAATGGCGGCTAGGGCTTCAAACAAGTCAAAGTCTTGCTTCTCAAACTTTTCGTCAATTGGTGTTTTTGCTTTCGCCATACAATTCCACTACAGCAGTATCGCCCCAAATTTGAGCATAGTCAAGTGCTTCTTGCTCCGTTTCAAACAGTTTAGGCTGCATCTGAAACTTACTATCGCCTTCAGTTACCCATAAAAAATCACCATCAGGCCAGTAAACTTTTACACCATACTTCATCAAAATACCTGATTGTAGTCAACGATTTCACAGTTGCGGCTTATCTCTTTCACAAAATAAACACATCGTGGTTTAGGACCATCGTCGATAGGAACACACAAGAACTGACCGTTACGCAATCTAGGAGCATACCAAGTTACATCGTGATAGATATCTGCAATCTCTATAGGTACGAATGTAGGACTAAAAGAACTCAATGGATTAAATTCAAACGCACTGAATCCACGATCATTGAGGCTGCTCAGTGGGAGTGTTTCTAAATCACCATGCTCTTTTTCGCCGATCAATACTTGCCAATCTAACGGCATTTTAATCGTACGGTTAGCGATTGTCAATACAAGTGCAGGGGTGTTAAAACTTTCTAAAAAGATAAGGGGTATGTAATGATAATCTACGCTCTGCGGATTGCTATTGTCAAGTATTGCAAACCGTAAGTCATCAATTTCATCAGGTAGTGTTTCTAAATTATAATATTTGTTTTCTAAAGTTAATATACGCATGTTGTTATATTACGACATTCTATTTCAATAGTCAAGTTTTTCTAGTGTAAATGGATACTTTGCTTCTTTGTAATATGCCTTGCGCTGTGTCAAATGACGTTTGGCAAACTTACAATCACTAGTAATATCCCAAATTTCTACATGATCTTTATCTTCTGCTTTGCGAATTCCTCGCCCGATTGATTGAATAACTCTAACAAAAGATTTACCTGGTTCAATGAGTACTAGATTAAAGATGCGGGGTATATTAATACCTACAGCAGCGACGCCATAAGTAGCAATAATGACTTTGGTATCTGCTGTTTTGACCTCATCGTATTCTTCTTTACGTTCAGTCAATTTTGTTTCGCCTGATATGAATACGCTATCTGTTAAACGTGATTGTAATTCTTTACCCGCATTTACACGATCTACCAATACCAAAGTGTTGCCGCTATCTTTTATTTTACTGACCAGTTGAGAAATCTTGTCAAGACGTTTTTCATCTTCAAGCAAATGTTTTAATTCACTTTGATAATTGGTAAATTCAACACCATCTTTCATCTGTACAATGTTAACATGGCATTGTGCTAAGACACCCTTTTCTTGTAGTTCAGCAGCACTTAACTTTCCAATTACAGGACCTAAACTTACTAACAAGGATATTTGTTCATATGTTGCCTTTGGTATAGTACCTGTTAGTCCCCAACGTATAGGAATCTGACTGAAAGGGCCTGTCAATAGTTGCTTAAGTGCATCAGCCTTTGCCATGTGCACCTCGTCAACCATGACACAAACAACATCTTCAATAAACTCTTTGATGTTGACTTCTGCTTCGCCTGCTTTAGTGTTCTTCAATAGATTGTTGAGACTTTGCCAAGTACAAATCGTATGTGTCTTGTTATACTCTTTGCGATCACCGAAATAGACACCAACATCAAGTCCGAGATTGATATAGTCTGCTTCAGTTTGTACTACAAGGCTCTTGTTTGGAACAATAACGATAGTGCGACCATAAATCTCAACCGACTTGCTTAGTGCCGCAGTCATAATAGTCTTACCGGCACCCGTCGCTACTTCTTGAATGCATTGCGGGTTCTTTAAAAAGTTATTAATCAATTCAACCTGATAGTCACGTAACATGATTGATTCACCCGCTTGCGTATGTCCTTTGGGCCATACCTTATCGGCAAAACTATCTTCTTTAATTTGATCAAATGCATATGTTGTACGATATTCTCGCAAATCAACAAGATTAATATCATAATCATACTCTTGTAGTATAGGAACAATGTCAGGAATGAGATTGATGTATGTGCTGCCAGCAATGCTACAATAACTTACCTTACCATTCCATCTACCAAGACGGACTGCCGGTAGATATCGTGCGCCAGGAACTTCATGTTCAAACTTACGCATCAATGCCTTACGGCAGTCTAACTCAAGACCCTCTATCTTGCAGTTGACTTCATCCTTTATTATTATTTTTGCTTCTCGCATCATGTAATTCTATCAAACACTTCTCACAAATACAATCGTTATATTGTTCTGTATCCTCTAATCGGACATATGGTTTTTCAAAACACCAACAGTCATATCCAGAACCATTACATATAAATTTAGTCCTGCATTTCTCGCAAATTAACTCTCTCATTTTACGCAAATAGGCCTAGAATTGGTCAATGTAACAACTTTAGTAATTTTTTTATGTACAATTTCTTTTCCAGAATGTAAAATAACACTACTATACCTCTTGTAAGAATTATAATTCAAGTAAAGTATATTATTATACAAATCTAAATCTTGTACACTACGGCTAATAGGTATTTGTCCTAATTTTAATTTAATATCTTCTGTAATGCTCTTGTTGTAAATTGTACTTGATCCTAGAAAAATTAAATCAAAGTTCAAAATACTAATCCAATAACTTAAATCTTTTATATTGTCTATATCTACATTAGCGTAAAAATGACTTGCAAAGTGAAGTAAGTCGTTACCCTGTATTACAGAATCGTCTATAGAAATGCCGTATTGGGAAAGATGTAAAAGTGTTATTGGATCGTCAGACAACTCAAAATTTTTAACAACTTCAAATAAAGACTCGTTAATCCCCAAGATATAAAACGAATTGTCCAATTTAACTAATGTAGGATTCCAATATTTAGTATCTTGGTAGTGTTTTAAATTATCTAATAAATTTGAAACAGTTGCATCGTAGTCTACATCATTATAAAACTTGTTTACACAATTAACACCGTTTTGTAAATTATATGTAGAAAAATCTCCGGTATAACATTTTTTTTCTTTGTCCCAAATATAAGGTTGTAAATCAATACTTTTAACAGCAGTAATAAACTTACTGTTAAATGGTGATCTAATTTCTATTTTATCATTTTTTATAGAAATTTTGGCGCGAAGAAATTCAGGTTCGCTTGTAATAACAAAACTTTGCCAATCTAATTTGGCTAGTTCCTCTACGTTATGTCCTTCTTTAGTTAATTGTCTTTTGTATTTAAAAACCAACTTATTAAAAAGTTTACTTTGATTTGACGTAATAACCTTTTTGTCAGTAATAATATTGTCCAAATTACTAAAAAAGTTATAGTCCTTTTTACTCAGATGGATATAACCAGCCGTGAAGTATTTTAAAAGACCCTCATTAGTAGTAAACATAAGTGATATAATACTAATACTTAATCTAAAAGTAAAACACTATGGAACAAAGTATTATGTTTTTTTTCTGAATGGGATAGCATCTTCAGGCTGACATCCGTCTGTAAGAGAGATGTTTATTCTTGCAGATGATTTAAGGCTTATACCTTCTAGAAATGTATTAAATGCTATTGTATATCTGTCGTCTTTTGTAGAGTGGGGCGTGATTTTATGTTTTATGTCACTTGGCCAAATTATAATTTTTCCTTTTTTTGGTTTAACTCTGTAAGTTTGTTCCTTATTTTTAATAAAATTTTCGTGTATAAAAAACTTCCAATTATCATACAAACGTGTATTCATGGTAAATTCTGTTTCTGATCTGTCACAATCTGACAAATACAAAAGCCCGCTAAAAATTGACATAGTATGAAAATGACTTTGACTTGACTGCCCAAATTTAGATTTAGTAGTCCAAAGATCAACTATTTTTAATGAAAAATTATTAAAATTTTTTTCTGCTACCTCTTTTAAACATTCATCTAAAAAACTATACAATTCTTGATGATAAAAAGAAGTATACCCATATTCATTCTTGATGTAACCCATTGTCGGGGAGTTATTTTGATTTAGCGAAATTTTTTTATACTCTACATTTGAATTTTCTATATTAGCCAATACACTATCAACCAGCTGGTCGGTAGCCTGAAAT